ACGAGAGGTGTTATATGGAGGAGCAGCAGGCGGCGGTAAATCTTTTGCTATGCTTGCTGATCCAGTGCGTTACTTTGAACATCCGCAGTTTAGTGGATTGCTTTTACGACATACAACTGAAGAACTGAGAGAACTTATCTTCAAGTCTCAGGAGTTGTATCCAAAAGCTGTTAAGGGCATTAAATGGTCCGAACGCAAGATGCAGTGGACTGCGCCATCCGGTGCGCGGTTATGGATGTCTTATCTGGATAGAGATGAAGACGTGCTGCGTTATCAGGGTCTAGCATTTAGCTGGATAGGCTTTGACGAGTTGACACAATGGGCAACCCCATATGCATGGGATTATATGCGATCTCGTCTACGGTCCACTGCCCCTGATTTGCCGGTGTACATGAGGGCTACCACCAATCCGGGTGGCAGAGGTCATCATTGGGTCAAGAAGATGTTTATTGATCCTGCACCGCCGAACACACGTTTTAACGCTACAAATGTTGAAACGGGAGAAGAATTAAAATATCCTGCTGGCCATATCAAAGCAGGTAAGCCACTATTTAAACGCAGATTTATACCTGCAAGACTTGTTGACAACCCATACCTAGCTGACAGTGGTGATTATGAAGCTATGCTTTTGTCATTACCGGATCAGCAAAAAAGACAACTACTAGACGGCGACTGGGACATTAAAGAAGGCGCTGCCTTTACCGAGTTTGACCGTAATGTTCACGTTATTGAGCCTTTTGCTATCCCAAGTAATTGGGTTAAATTTCGGGCCTGTGACTATGGGTACGGATCTTTTAGTGGAGTTGTTTGGTTTGCTGTAAGTCCAGATGAACAACTTATAGTGTACAGAGAGTTATATGTTTCTAAAGTATTGGCTACAGATTTAGCTGACATGATATTAGAACTGGAGGCGGAAGACGGCAATATTAAGTATGGAGTACTAGATAGTTCCTTGTGGCACAAGCGGGGCGACACAGGGCCGAGTCTGGCAGAACAAATGATTAGTAGAGGGTGTAGATGGAGGCCGTCAGATAGAAGTAAAGGTAGTAGGGTAGCAGGTAAAAACGAAATACATAGAAGACTACAGATAGATGAATTTACTGAGGAACCACGTTTAGTATTCTTTAATAATTGTACTAATCTTGTTGCTCAAATACCTGCACTACCTATTGATAAAAAGAACCCTGAAGACATAGACACAAACGCAGAAGATCACTTGTATGATGCGCTACGTTACGGTATAATGTCTAGACCTCGCTTCAGTATATTTGATTACGACCCCAGTACACCGCGTAATACGCATAGACCTGCTGACTCGGTGTTTGGATATTAAAGGATTACTAAATGGCTATCGAAGAAGACGAAAACCTAATTGAAGAAATGGGGATTGCGGCAGAGGACGTTGATAACGTAGAGGAGTTAGACTTTAGTTACACGCCTATTCTTCGATATATTAACGATAAATACGAAAAGGCAAAAACATATCGTCTTACAGAAGAACAAAGGTGGTTAAAGGCATATCGTAATTATCGTGGTATCTACGGGCCTGATGTACAATTTATGGAAACGGAAAAATCCCGTGTCTTCATCAAAATCACAAAAACCAAAACTTTGGCTGCTTATGGTCAAATTGTCGATGTACTATTTGGTAGTCAGCGTTTCCCTCTTACTATTGATCCTACTGTACTGCCAGAAGGTGTAGAGGACACTGTACATTATGACCCATCTTTGCCTGATGAACTGCGCGAAGAAACAGCCCAAGTAGGACCAGAACAAATAAACCCATACGGCTTTGCTGGTGACGGTAAAGATTTACCGCCCGGTGCCACGTATAATAGCCTTATGCTTGGTGCTATGGAAGAAAAACTGGGAGAGCTAAAAGGTCTAAAAGCAGGACCGGGTACAACACCGACTAAAGTTACATTTCATCCAGCTATGGTGGCTGCAAAGAAAATGCAGAAGAAAATTATAGATCAGTTAGACGAATGTAACGCATCTAAACATCTTCGTAGCACGTCATTTGAAATGGCTTTATTTGGTACTGGTGTGCTAAAGGGGCCATTTGCCGTAAATAAAGAATATGCAAATTGGGATGAAGAAGGTATATATAATCCTACGATTAAAACTGTTCCTCAAGTCAATCACGTAAGTGTTTGGAATTTCTATCCAGACCCAGACGCTAATAATATGGAAGAGGCACAATACGTAGTTGAACGCCATAAAATGAGTAGAAGCCAACTGCGTAACCTCAAGAAAAGACCTTTTTTTAGAGGTAATGTTATTGACCAGTGTATTGATCAAGGGGAGTCTTATATTAAAGAATGGTGGGAAGATGATCTTGCAGATTACGAACAGTCCCACAGCATTGACCGCTTTGAGGTACTAGAGTATTGGGGTGTTATTGATACAGAGCTTCTAGAAGATGAAGACATTGATATTCCAGAAGAATATGCAGACTATGACCAAGTGCAGGCAAATATTTGGACTGTTAATGGTCAAGTTATTCGTCTGGTAATTAATCCATTCAAGCCTGTACGTATTCCATATATGGCAGCGCCTTATGAACTAAATCCATACAGCTTCTTTGGTGTAGGCATTGCTGAAAATATGGAAGACACACAGATCCTTATGAATGGATTTATGAGGATGGCAGTAGATAATGCTGTATTGTCTGGTAACTTACTTATTGAAGTTGATGAAACTAATTTAGTACCGGGTCAAGATCTTAGTGTCTATCCCGGTAAAGTATTTCGTCGTCAGGGTGGTGCGCCCGGTCAAGCTATATTTGGTACTAAGTTTCCAAATGTTGCTGGTGAGAACTTACAATTATTTGATAAGGCTCGGCAACTTGCTGACGAAAGCACAGGCTTCCCATCATTTGCACACGGACAGACTGGCGTTAGCGGCGTTGGACGTACAGCTAGTGGCATTAGTATGCTTATGGGTGCAGCAGCAGGTAGTATTAAAGGCGTTATTAAAAACGTAGATGACTATCTTCTTAAACCATTAGGCGACGGTCTATTTCAGTTTAATATGCAGTTTTCCTTTGATAAAGAAATCAAAGGTGATCTGGAAGTTAAGGCTCGTGGTACAGAAAGCTTGATGGCTAATGAAGTACGTAGCCAGCGTTTGATGCAATTTATTCAAGTTACTAGTAGTCCAC